GAAACTGTCCGCCCAGAAAAACACAAAAGTCAAGTAAAAAGTCAAGTACAAAACAAAAACCAGACTCATAAATGAGAAAAACCCCGAGGGTGCTGCGTAGCCCTCGGGGTCATCCGGAAATAATATAGAAGCAGAAAAGAATTATGTTTTTGTGATCCAGGCACATGAAACGAAGCCGTTAAGTCCTTCGTAACAAGTGCGCGCCCACTGATTGGAGCCATCGACTTCCTGACCGTCAACGATCTGGTTAACGATGAGCTCTGTGCCGTTCGGGATCCCGATCAGATACATGCTGTCAGTTGTCGGAGCTGAGCGGAGTCTCAGGATGCCGCCGTTTGTTGTAACTTTATAAACTTCCTTTGTCGGAACCGGTTCAGGTGTCGGCTTCGGTGCAGGCTCTGGCTTCGGCTCTTCCTTGGGTTTCTCCGGCTCTTTGGCAGTCTCGTCCCACGGTTCCCAGCCATCCCAGTCAGGACGTCCTGCGCCGTAGATCCTCGGATCGTCATACGCATAATATTTATATGCGACTCTTCCACGCTCGCCTTCGTATGTGGTATTGCCTTCGATAACTGTGAAACCGTCTTTCCCGAGTTCTTCAATATAACCCCAGTCGACGATCATGCCTGTGTGATATACTCCATCGGGGTTGCTGGGACTTGAATAATTCGAACTTGCGAAAAAAATCTCATCTAATTCACAAAAGTCCTGTGTCGATTCATACCATTGTCCTGCGCGCTTGAAATATGAAACTTTCTGCACGCAGCCGGCGCCTGCGTTCGCTCCGGGACTCTGGGGCTCATACATGGCTGTCAAGGATGTCCACTTTGTCCCTTCAGGATCTTCATCATAGGACGGATCTGTGCAGCTGTGAACGACAGAATTATCGCAGAGAATTGCGCAGCTGTCAGCTTCGCCGTTCTTGGGATAATTATAATAACCGATTGCATCCATCTCGCCAACTATGGCGGAAGGGCTTCCTTTACCTCCACAGGGCTCGCCGACGATCGACCACAAATAATCTTTTGCTTTTTGTTTCCAACAATGGCCCATTATTTCCCTCCCTTCAATTTCTTGGCGTACTGGATGGAGCTGATGCCAAGCAGTGCGCACGCGAGTGTCGTGATGGCTGCAAGAGTTGCACCGATCGGCTCGGTGTAGGGGATGCTCCAGATCTGTCCGATCGTGAGCCAGAACGCAGTCAGAGCCGGGAGCCCGACCGTTGCGATCCATTTCAAAATGTCATATGTTTTATTACTCATTTTTGTCACCTCCTGACAGGAATTTTTTTTCGAACTCTCTTTTTATAAATGCCGAAGCCATTACTGTGAGCCCGTTCGAAAAATCTGGATGTTGCTCGCAGTAAAAATCATATGTGTCGCAGTCAAGGATCTGCTGACGATAGTATTCTTCACTGTGGTAGTCACTGCCGTGATTCCTGAGATCATCCGCAAACCTCAATATGTGAGTGCGCGCAAGAATTGCCTGGTTGCGCTCCTGATTTTGCTCGACTGCATCGATTCGCTTCACAATTGTCTTCTTCATGTCGTTCCGAGTTACAAGAAACTGAACAATGAACTGCAGGAACCCAAAAAACGCCTGACTCCCTAAAAACAGCGAAAAATACATAAAAAATTTGTCTCCCATTGGTCTCCCACTCCTGTAATGATAAAGGGGAGCGGTTTGCTCCCCTTTGCTTCCTATATTCCAACATTAGTTATAGGCCACCCTGATTTTTACATTTCCACTTCTTGCAGAATAAACCATAAATGTAAATGTGCTACCACTTTGTCCATATAAAACAGCTAATGCAGGATTATTAAACTGTGTGTCAATAACAGTAACACTCAAAATATTATGAATGTTACTATCTGTTTTCGTAGGTTGTCCATAGTATGAATATGGTGAAATACCGCTATCACTTACTGTACTTGATGCCGTCAAATCAAAGAATTTTACTAACTCTGTTTTATCCGCTTTTTCATTGAGAGCCGTGTCGGTCTCAGTTTTTGTGTAGTAGTTCGACATATCTGGGAGGTCAGTCGTATCTGCCTTCTGATCCAGGAGGTCATCAGTCTCGGTCTTGTTGTAATAGTTCGACATATCTGGGAGGTCAGTCGTATCTGCCTTCTGATCCAGGAGGTCATCAGTCTCGGTTTTATCGTAGTAGTCTGTCATGTCAGGAAGCTCTGACCTGTCGGCTTTATTACCGAGAGCTGTGGCAATACCTTCAGACGTTACTGCGTAGCCGTTACCGTGTCCGGGTGTAGGAGCTGAGTCAAATATAACGCTCCCGGCATCGTACTGATCTGCGACTTCTTCGGCGACCATTCCACTGACCTGGCTGCGCAAGTTGTCAATTTCGGAAGCTGAAGCGATTCCGCCGTCTGTCGGATCCATTTCGACCGCCATGATAACATTGAGCGAACCGATGTTTGTCGCACCCTTCTCAACGCGCACCTCGCAGAGATTTGCACCTTTTACAGCTGTCATCTGCTCGGTTGTTACTACGTCGACATAACTGTCGGATGTGTTCGTTAATGTGCTTGTGACGATATTACCGTCAGGCTTGCGCACTTCAAACGTGATCGTCTCGGTTCCGTCGAGAGTATAAGGCAGACCGCTGTCGTATAAATTGAAGCGGATGACTCTGCCGTCATCGTACTGAGAAGCGTGGCAGACAGGCGACTTCTTGCCCGGGACCATATCCAGGTTGATTATTTCCATGTGTGACTTCCTCCCTTCAGGGCATAGGTTCAATATTTAGAATAAACGCAGAGCCTCCGACTCCGTCGATCCTGAGCTTTGCGATGCAACTCCCGGCGACGTCTGTCATGTTCTGCGTAGTTTCAAACAGCACGAGATCACCCGAGACGCTTGGGAGCATCTCAGCGACCACAGTGCCGTCTGGTTTCAGAATGTTAAGCTCAAGCACCTCCGAGCCATCCAGCTCGAAGCTCGTGCCGTTCTCGAAAAGTGCCAGGCATATCTCACGGCCTTCATCAAACTGTGAGAGGTTAACGACCGGGTTGATTCCCCTCGGTATCATGTCAATGCTGATCTTTTCCATTGAGAAGTTCCTCCAGTTTTGTGACGCGTGCCTCCAGTTCCTTGATGACTGCCTGCAGGTACGGGATCATGCCGATGTAATCGAGCGACGCAGGAGCTTCACCGTTCTCCGGAGTGACGAGGTTCGGAAGGACTTCCGCAACTTCTTCAGCTATGAAGCCACGGCGATCGGTTCCCCTGTCTTTGTCCTTGAAGTCAAAGCTGACCGCATTGAGCTCGAGGATCTTCCTGGCGTCTGTGATCGGCTTGATGTTTTCCTTGACCTTGCGGCTCGACGTCTGTGTCAGTGACACGCATGTAATATTACCGGTATGACCGAGCGCCCAGATCGTAGCAGTGTGGTCTGATTTGAAGAGGTACATAATGCCGTCTTTGTTACCAGATCCGACAGAGAACTGTGCGACAACATTGTTTGAATTGTTATAGATATATAACGCGCCACCGTCACCCGAAGCGACCGCAAAAACGCGGTTTTCGCCCATTCCAGAATTAAGAAGTAAACCGCCACCCGTTGAAACATAATACAAACGCGCGAAACGGTTCCCGTTCATATAGTCCATTCTCAAATCGGGGAGACCGTTTTGTACTTCGACATAAAATCGACCGCTAGAATTCGCGTTTTTTAGGTCAAGGTATGACAAAACAGTGCTTCCGACCAGTTTTGCATAAGACAATAATTCAAGATATGCGTCTGTAGGTCTTGAGTGACTTAACTGCGCGTAAATTGTGTTGTCCGATTCAATCAGGTCGAAGGATGAGATCGCTTTGAGGTTTGACATTCTTGCGACGCCGTTCGTCATGTCGATCGTAGAGTTGCCCTGTGCGTCTGAAATCGTTCCGGCTTTTATCAGATCCGCGTTGAGCACTCCGGTCTTGATAGCATCTGCCACGATCTCGCCCGTCGAAGTGAGAGCAAGAGTGTCATAATCGCCATCATATCCGTTTGCAGAAAAGCCGAGGCCGTTCTGGTTCCAGCGCCATACATTGACAGCCGTATCGATGTCCGGGGAGTCCATGACGAGGATCTCGTCAGGATATCCGTCACCGTCACCGTCATGAAGTACGACATAGCCGCCGAGGTTTCCAGTGATGAGCTGCGTAGCTTGAGAAACTGAGTTCGAGAGCTGTGAAGTTGTCGGAGTGTTTTCGAGTTTTGTCTCCTGCAACGATATCGTGTCGGCGATGTTTGTCCTGGCTTCTCCGAAGCTCGTGGAAGTATAACGCTCCCGGATAACGTCCCAAGTTGTAGAGATACATTTGACGGATGCAGATATTCCTAGAGCTTCAAAATAAATGTGGACAGTGTCGCATAGATCGACACGCTCCTGCAGTTCCTTCAGCTGTACGAAGTCCAGCGTGATCGAGTTTCTGAGGTTAATCAGGCTCGAGGAGTTGCGTGAGATATATGCAGCCGCGAGAGTAGCAAGTTGATCGTATACAGGTCCGCCGTTTTTATAGTCGATGTCGTTGCTGAAGTCCATGACGATATCGTGAGGAACATCCAGGACTAAACCAGTGGCGACTGTGGGACCTGTGACAACGTCCTCGCTGTCGTTAGGGTTAACTGCATAACCACAGACACCTGTGACGAGGTTCGTCATGTCGAGCTCCTGCGAGAGCTGTGTGAGGTTCTTGCCGTATCGGATCTGAACGCCTCGATCGGTTCCCCTGGAAGCTAACAACGAGCATGTGTAATTGTCATATTTCCACTCACCGCCGTAAATATCCAGAAGACTGCCCTCTTTTCCTCCGAACCATGAACGTGTCGGAGCCGGGACTTTTGTCCTGAAGACTCTAGTCGCTGAAATGTTTGTGTTGATCGTGAAGTTTCCGCCGCCTCGCGTGGTTAATTCATAACACGCATTGACTGCGTTATTTGTGAAAATGCCAGCCGGTGCCACCTTGCCGCCGAGATCATACGAGATATGCTGACCGTAGCAAGTAAATCGGCCATTCATTTCTTTGCCTACTTTGTAGATCCTGAAGAGCTGAGGGGCGTCTGTAAAATTAGGTTTTGCTTTGATGAAGCTGTTCGGCTGGATGTCTTCGGCATGGATGCCGCTAGATGGATATTCTAGCGTAAGCTCATATTGACCGTTGCGCTCTTCCGTAACAGTGCATGCTAAGCAATCAGTCAATGCTCCGACGCCATAATGTGACGGGACTGTGCCCTCTGTCAGGGTTGCGTATAAAATCGGGATCATTTTAGCCTCTTAAATAGTGAAATATCTGGGGACGATCGTCACTTTTGTGATCGTTCCCGATGTGATGATCGTGTTCTCACCCGGTGCGATCTTCGGAAATGTACCGGACACCGAGCTGTTAAGGTTCTGGCCTGCAAGTCTGTAGGCGTTCATCCGTTCAACGTCGATGTTGATATAATCTGTCAGGCTTGCAGTGATCTGCTCGCCATTGATCGCCAGGGTGACGGTTCCGCTTCCCTCGATATGAATGAGGGGCTTGGCTGCAAAGCGTGTGGAGTTCAGGAGCTTCGTGCCGTTCGACACGGTGACAGGAAGCTCGCCCTCTTTATAAAAGCGTTCAGCTCTGCACATAAATGAGAGAGTTGCCTCACCGTACTGGGTGAGCTCGTTGCTGAAGTCTGCGCCGCCGTTGAAGTATGCAAGTCGGAAGACGTCAGGCTCAAAATTATCTTCGAGTCTCTGATAACCTTTTACGGAATTGAGCCACGCCTCGATCGCGTTGACCGATGCAGCGAGGTCTTCCTTGCCTTCAGCTGTTAACCAGACTTTATACGGTCGAGCTTTGTCCTCCCAGGCATCTTCCTGGAAGAGGACCACGCCGTTCCTTCCCGGAACGTTGTAGCTCGTTGACTTCCTTGTGGATCTTTCAAAGGCAGGAGCCTCAGCGACCACCATGCCATAATCGCTAGAGGCTTCGCCCCCGAATACAATCAGGCCACGCCTGTTTGTAACTTGATTAAATAACTCAGCCATTAAATACTGCCTCCCTTCTTCGAGTCATGTCCTCGAGCTTGTAGGCTACTGCCTGAGCCAGATCGTCCACGTTCTGACCTTCAGCGCCGTAGACGTTTATCGTCACAGCTCCGCCGTTATATGTGGAGCCTGAGCCTCCGAGCATAGCGCCCTGTGAAGCGTATGCCGTTACGTCTGCGGTCATCGATGCAGTCATTCCTGTGAGACTGTTCTCCATGTCATCCTCGACCGCTCCGATCTCGTCAGAGAAACCCACGCCAAGACCTGCGGCGAGGTTTTCACCGATCCCGGCGAAAACTTTCGAAGGTGAATGGATCCCAAAAATATCTTTGACTTTGTTGATGAGCGTATTACCGAAGCCGCTGACTTTGTCCATGATCCACTCGACCACGTTGCTGATTCCGTTCCACAGTCCTGCGATCATGTTGTGGCCGATAGTCTGCAGATTGTTCGGGAGCTGTTTGAACATGTTAATGACGTTCGTGATGAAGCTCTTAATTTTTTCGACGATGTTCGAAATGTTCTGTTTTATGTTGTTGAAGCCGTTCGTGAAGCTGTTTTTGAGGTTGTTGATCCAATTCGTAAAGGTGTTTTTGACACTGTTCACGAGGTTCGTGATGAAGTTTTTGATGCTGTCGCCCCACGATTTGAATTTGTTATAAACGTTCACAGCCCACTCTGTTATTTTCGGGATGATAAAAGCAAGCCCTTCAGCTACCAAGCCGCCCATCTGGTCAAATAGACCTATGACGAAGTCGATAAGGACCGGGACACAGTTGACCAGTGCCACAAAAATAGCACCTGCAAGATTCAGGACTGCACCCACGAGGGCCTTGATGTTCTCGGGACTTGTGAGCGCAAGGCAGACCTCTGTGATGATCTGGACGATCGCCGGGAGCAGGATCGGAAGGATCTCGCTGAACCGGTTCACGATGTCGACCGTGAGCTGTATGATCGAGTTGATGAAATTCGTGATATTGTCGTCAGCTGTCAGCCATTCGAGTAGAGACATGACCAGCGTAAAAACGCCATCAATAATCAATGGAAGCGCCTGGAAGAGTGCCGTCAAAATGCCCTGAATTCCTGCAATTATCGACGGCATCATCTGGGGGATCATAGAGGTGACCGTGACAATAGCCTGGACAATTACAGAAAAGATCGAGCTGGCCAGCTGCGGAAGCATCGGCCCGAAGCCTGAGATCAGGGACATGATGAGCGTCTCCGCCAGTGAAAAGAACTGAGGCGCGAGCGCTGTGATGTTTCCGATGATGCTCTCGAGTCCACTCTGGATCTCTTCAGCTCCGCCGTTCCCTGAGAAGACTTTTGACAGTCCTGTCATCACGGAAGTAATTCCGGGAAGGAAGTCGCCGACCACTCTCTTCTTCAGTCCTCCGATCGAGTCCTGCAAGTCTATCATTGTGTCTTGATAGTTATCAGATGCGGCGATGGCGTCCTCGTCCATGTAGGCGCCGAGCTCATACATTTTTTGTTTAGCTGCTTCAGTCTCTTCCGCAGTCATTTCGAAAACTCCGCCGAGTTCGATCGCACCCTTGCCGAGCAACTTGCTCGCGAGTGCCGTCCTCGTTGTGGAGTCCTCAACGTTCTGCAGGGCTGTGATAGTAGCGCCGAAAATCTCCTCCTGGGACATCGTTGCAAGCTGTTCCTGAGTGATTCCCAGAGCTTCAAACGCATCATTACCTTCGACGGCTGCATTTGCCAGGGTCTTCATCGCTGTCTTCATCGAGTCGATTGAAGTGCCTGCTCTCTGAAGTACGAAATCCCATTCCTGATATGCCTGCGTAGATATGCCCATCTTTGCAGCGTTGTCACCGATCGCATCGCCTGCAGCGCTGACATCGTTGGCCGTATCAATGAAAGCCTTACCGGTTGCAATAGCTGCGCCTGTGGCGGCAGCCATAGCCGCACCGATGGCAGCAGTGGCGCCCTTGATAGCTCCGGCGAACTTCTCGCCAAACTTCGAGCCGCCTTCTTCTCCTGCCTTTTCGCTGGCTTCATTTGTTACGCCTGTCAGTTCCTTGGTGATGGTAGCCTGTGAGCCTTCCATTGACGGGACTATCGTCACGAAAGCGCGAGCGACTTCAATGTGTTCAGCCATTTCCCTGCTTCCTCCTAAACCAGTCACGGAGTTCGTTCAGAGGGAGGGCTCCCTTGCCAAACTTCCGCGCTTTATCGTTATCCTTTCCCGGTCTCGGATAGGGTTTTATTTTCGTTTTCTTCTTGCCACCGCTCGCATGGTTCACGAGGTTGGCATTGATGATCTGGAGCATGTCGAAGATGTCCGCAAGAAGTGCGTTAGTTTTCAGGGTGGTCTCCCATCCTGTCGACTTGCCCAGCTCTCTCGCTGTCGCGCTGTCAGGTCCCAGACCTTTAAGAAACGAATAGAGGGACCCCCACGAAAGAGGTCCCCCGATGTCGTTTACTGTGTAACGCGTGCGAGTTATAAGGTCATAATTCAAAGCCTCGGCGTGTTCATCCACGAACTCCGCGAGGCTCAAGATTCCCCCAGTGTCGGATCAGGAAGAGGATCGTCTGACTTTCTCGTCTGTTCTCCTGCTTCCTTCCACATTTCCATGAGCTCCTGGATGTCCTCGTTGAGCATGTCGTCAACGAGTTCCTGACCTAAGTATTGAGCAAAAAAGTCGCACATATACTCGTATTGATCTTCTTCGGGCATCTTCTTCATTTTCATGAAGTGACGCACCTCTTTGACCTTCATGGAGTTGATCGTCGGGATGTTGTACTCTTTTCCATCGATCTCGACTGTGAGAAACTTCTGGGGTTTTCTTGTTAACGCGTTTTTGGGTGGCATGGTTTTATCCTCCTATTAGGAAATTACGCAGGTGCGCCGTCGTCTTTGACGAGTGTCCAGCTTGCAGCTTCGACAGTTACAGGCCAAACGATTGCCTCTGTAGGTGAGAAGGTGATATCTTCGACGTCTCTGAGGATGCCGTTCGATGTTCCGATCATGATCGTGTCATCGCCGTCCTTCATCAAGAAGAGGAAGGCCTTCGGTGAAGCGGAAACACCGGGCGCAACTGTTACGCTGATGAGATTGCCGTGGTCAGCTGTTGCTGCGACTTCGGTGACGTTACTGTCGCCGAAGATTGTTTTGAGTGTCTTAGCTACTGTATACATGAGTGAGCCTGCTACAAGACCGCCCTCGTCTCCTGCGACGAGTCTCTCGACGATCTTCGCCCAGTTTCTGAGCGGCTCGCTGTCCTTGTTGGGTGTCCAGGTGATGCCGTCCGCATTGATAGCGCCAGCTTCTTCCCAGTCAGCTGTGAGAGTCTCACTAGGATATGAAGGGAGTGCTGTACCTGCCGGAGCAGTGTAGAACATGCCCGTAGCCAAACCGATTCCAAGATTAACCTTGTTTGTTGCCATAGGTGTATGACCTCCTGTTAATTATTTATTGTTGCTTGTTCACGGTGAGCGGTGACGAGCACTGTCGCCGTGCAGAGTTTTAAGTCAGGGCGCACCGGATCAGTCCCCCAGCGTGCCAGACTGTTAAGAGTTACATGACGAAGAGCGCCGACCTGATTCTGTGATAACGCCTCGAGAGCGCCGAGCACGTTGCTCATGGTCTCGTATGCTTCACCGTTCTCCTCAGCTCTTACGCTGAGCGTCACGGTAAAAGTGTCGATCGTGTCGTTCGTAGAGCCTCCCGTCGCAGAAATAAGCACGCACGGGAGCGAATAGACTGCAGGAAGCGGAGGACAATACGCATTGAAGTAATCACTCAATGCGAGCCTGATCTCTTCCTCAATGTCTACAGGTCTCAAAATGTTCAAATTCATGATAATGCCCTCGTTAGTGCTTGATCTTCTGATTGCGCTGCGCTTGCGTTCTTATCTGATGCCGTGACGAAACCGATCCAACGGCCGCCGCCATAGCCTCCGATCTGTGTCGATGCAACGAACCCATCACCGCCCCGGGCGTTGTTTCCGTTTGCCTTCTCACAAATCTCTTGTGTCGTCTTTTCGACGAGGTCATGGCAGCCCTCCGATGTGAGGATCTGCTTGAAGCCTTCAGATATAAACTCGATGCGCGCGTCTGCCATGTGTTAACCCTTCCACAGCTCGAGATTGAGCTGTATATGTGACATATTGACCGCCCCGGTCCACTTCCTCGGCTCGCCGTTGATCGTGTAGACGTTTCCATCAAAAGCGATGCGGTCGCCTGCCTGAACGTCAGAGCCTTCAGGAATGTATGCCGTGAGCATGTCAGTGATTCCCAGGACACGGCCGTCTTGCGACAGCGATGTCGTTGCAGGCTGTACGGAGCAGCCTGTTATCTGCTTAGTAGAAACAGCTTGAGGACTCCAGTCTGGGATCGTGGAGCCTCTCGACTCTTTTGTGCCCGGTCTGATCCTCGTGATTGTCTGCCTGCAAAATGATGGAAGCATATCAATACACCCCTCTCGCCCTGTAGGAGTCCAAAACCTCACGAGTGTCATCTGCCAGAGCTGACGCGCTCGCTCTTCCTGCCCATGCTGAACTGTATGAAACAGATACACCGCCGGCGCTCTCTGAGTTGACGCCGTAGGAGTTAGCGACTGCATGCGAAACGTTGTTCGCTGCTATCTCTTTGATTATCGGGATATTTGCATCATCGAAGCCTGCAGTGTAGTGGATGAAGATCTTCGACCTTCTGCACCTGGGACCTACGTCGTAGATTCTGAGAAGGCCCTCACCCATTCCGATGTCATAATCGTCTGCATCAACTTCCTCACCGATATAGGTGTCTTCTTCAACGTTATAAACAGCGTCGAGGATGATCTTCTCAATGCTTGTTACATGAGTCGCAGGGAGTTGAATAAGCAAGTCACTGCCCACAAAAGCATCACGCAAGTCTTTCATATTGATGAAGAGACCACAGTGCAAGTTTGGAGAAATGTGCCAGCTGCAATAATTGCGGATCGATGCACATGCTCCCGGAATACTCGCAGCGATGCGAGGATCACCCTGGAACTTGTTACCTGTAAAAGCGTTAAACTCGTCGACAGTTAAGAAGTCCGGAAGTGTTTGGGCGTCGACTACATAGCCCCACGGTGTGAGGTTTCTGTTTGTGAATTCGCTCATTTGTTGCTTCCTGCCTTCCTTGCTTTGTTTGCCGGTGTCTTCTTGGCCTTGGTTTCAACCTTCTCAGGCTCGGGCTTTTCTTCCTTTACAGGCTCAGCCTTAACTGGTGCCTTTGCCTTCTCGTGAAGGATAGCGCCAGCCGGGACTTTGTCCTCTGCAAACCTGAAGAGCCTGCCATTATATTCGTAAGTCTTCATTTATTGCGTGCCTCCTTCCTTGAGAAATAAGGGGA